GAACTTGCGTCCTTGACGGGTTGCCGATGCAGACGGGGTTCAACGCCCGGTATCTGCTCGACATCTTGGGCGCGACGAAGGCGGCCGAGGTGCGGATCGAACTTGGGGGAGCGGCCCTCGATCCGGTGATCATCAAGGCCGACGGGCGCGCAGACGCGGTCTTCGTCGTGATGCCAATGCGCCTCGACTGATCAGGCGTCGCGGGGTGGACCGGCCCCCGGCGTGTGGTACGCTGGGGGTCTGCGCTGGTTTTTGAGGGCGCCGTCGGGCGTCGGAGGTGTGCATGGGTGACGTGGTGATGGGCGCTGGGGCGCTCGATCGGGTGGTGGGGCCTCGGGGGCCTCGGGTGTCTGCGTTTCGATCGGACGCGACGTGGACTGAGAGCGAGGGCTGGGCGACGGCTGAAGTGGCCGAATGGTTGGCCGATCTCAGTGATGACGACGGACTCAAGGGCCTGCCCCCCGGCGTGCGGTTGGCCTCGGAGGTCGTCAGGCTGCGGACCTACGCCAAGGTCAAGCCCGACGGCCAGCGGGAGACGTGGCGGGAGACGGTGATCCGGTGGGGGGCATACATGCTCCACCGGCTGTGGATCGTGACCGCCGATCGCGGGGCCTCGGAGGAGCTTGAGCGGGCCGTGCGGGCGGTGTTTCGGCGCGAGGTGATGCCCAGCATGAGGGCGCTTTGGTCGGCGGGCGACGTGCTTGACTCCAACGACATCGCCCTGTACAACTGCGCTTTCGCCCCGGCTGACAGCGTCGCGGTGTTTTGGGAGGCGCTGTATATCTTGATGCACGGGACCGGGTTCGGGTTCTCGGTCGAAGAACAGTTCGTGGCGAAGTTGCCGATCCCGGCGGAAGGGCGGCAGTGGCCGCTGCAACACCACGTCATCGAAGACAGCACCGAAGGGTGGCGGAACGCCGTTGAGGTCGGCGTTTTGGCGTGGTTCGATGGTCAGCGCGTGTCCTTTGACTACTCGCAGATCCGGCCCGCCGGGGCGAAGCTCAAGACCAAGGGTGGTGAAGCGTCCGGCCCGGAGCCGCTGCGGCGGTACTTGGAGGGGCTGCTGACGACGATCCGGCGCGCAGGGGCCCAGCGGCGGCAGCTCACCACGGTCGAAGTGCATGACCTGCTCTGCCTCGCGGCCCGCGCTGTGCAGGTCGGCGGGGTCCGGCGGTCGGCGATGATCTCGTTCAGCGACCGGGATGACGTCAAGATGCGCTGGGCGAAGCACTACCCGGCGGCCTATGGGCTCGGCGTCGTGATTCCGGCCGAGCGGACGCAGGCCAACAACTCTTGGGTTTGGCTTGACGGGGTGACGCGGGCTGACTTCGATCAGGAGTGGGCGGTGCTCCAGACCAGCAACGCGGGCGAGCGGGGGATCTTCTCGCCGGCCCGGATGGCGTACCGGGGCGTTGACCTGCGCGCGAACCCCTGCGTGGAGATCGGGCTTGCGTGGCAGGATGCGGCCGACCCGATGGGGGGTGACGGGGGCGGGCAGTTCTGCAACCTCACCAACGTGATCCTGCGCCCGTGGGATGACCTCGAAAGCGCGCGCGCCAAGGTCGCTTTGGCTGCGTTCCTGGGCACCTTGCAGGCTTCGTGTACCCGGTTCAAGGGGCTGCGCGCGGGGTGGACCGACATCACGCGCCGGGATGCGCTGCTCGGGGTTGGGTTGTCGGGGCAGGCGGACTGCCCCCAGGTCACGTCCTCGATCGCGAAGTTGGCCGACCTCAACGCGCTTGCCGTCGATGCGAACGCTTGGTGGGCCGGGGTCTTCGGGATCTCGGCCGCGGCCGGGGTGACGTGCGGCAAGCCCGATGGGAATAGCTCGGCCTTCCTGGGCTGCGCCTCGGGCATCCACGCGCACCACGATCGCTACTACCTCCAGCGGATCACGGTGTCGGCGCAGTCGCCGATCTGCGCGGTGCTGCGCGAGGCTGGGGTGCCCTGCATCCCTGGCGCTCCGGGCGAAGTCGAGCCGAACGCTTGGCTCTTTGAGTTCCCGATGGCCGCGGCGCCGGGTGCCTTGCTGCGGACTCAGGAGACGGCCTTGAGCCTGCTCGATCGGCTCGACGTGGTCAATCGCGGGTGGCTGGCCGAGAAGGGCCACAACCAGAGCGTTACCGTCAATGTGCGGCCCGATGAGTGGGACGGCGTGAAGGAGCGCATCTGGGAGCGGGGGTCGTCGGGCGAGCTGGGCGGGGTGTCGTTCTTCCCCGATGAGGGGGCGGTCTACTACGGCCAGCCCCGGACGTCGCTGACCCGTGACGAGTACGAGGCCCGTCTGGCCGCGCTCCCGTCGGTCGATTGGGGTCGGCTCGCGGAGTTTGAGACCGGCGTGTCGGAGGGCGCGCAGACGTTGGCCTGCGGTGGCGGGGCGTGCGAGCTGCGATAGGCGACGACACCACGCCGGGGTGAGTAGCCCCGGCCCGACGGCCGCTCCGGTTGGGGCGGCCGTCTTCTTTGGGGCTTGCGCTGGCGCGAATGGTCGGATAGCAGATCAGGCCGCGCTTTGGAACGTTGTGGCATGTGTCAAAGGTGAGCCCCGTGTCTTTGCGAGAGGCGCGGGGCTCTTTGCGTTCCGGGGTCGGGCGAGGTAGCAGAGGGCAGCGCATCCGCCACGCGCGGAAGGGCGTAACGAGGCCGTCGGGGATGACCCGGCGGCCTCAGCTTTTGGCAGGCAAGCGAAGGCCCCGCGCGGCGAACCGGCGGGGCCTTGGTGGGGCAGCGGAGGGGTCAGAACAAGCGGCCTTGGGTTGGCTTGACGTCGAGCAGCGACCGCCCCTCCGCTTGGGCCAGCGCCGGGCCGATGTAGTCCTGCCCGTCGGCGTTCAACTCGCATGCGATGACGCGCCGGGCCTCGGCGGGGTCGCGCCGGGCAATGTGCTCAGCGGCGACCAACTCCCGCAAGGTGCCGCCGAAGGGCACCCAAACGGTGTCGCCGGGCCGGGTCGAAGCGCGCAGCATCCGCTCGGCGAAGGCGAGGGGCTTCTGGCAGGGGTGGAGAGTGGAGCCGTCCGGAGCGCGCAGGCGTTCGGGCCCGGCGACGGTCGGCGCGCGCCAGACGTTGCCGAGCCCCATCGGCGCGGTGAACGGCGGGCGGCTGGCTTCGTACTCGGCGCGGAGGTGGTCGTACTCGGCGCGGAGGGCTTCACCTTCGGCGGCGAGATGGGCATAGGTCAGCGCCAAGGCGTCGGCCCCGGCGAACCGCTCAAGGGTCAGGTACGGCACCGCACGAGGCGGCCCCCGCTCGGCAGCGTGCTCGGCGAGGCATTTGAAGGCGTCCCACGTCGGCAGGGACCATTGAGACGCCTGGAAGTAGTGCCCGGCCATGCCGTTGGTTCCGAGGGCCCGGTCGGCATCGCGCATCTTGAGCCCGGCGGCGCTCCATTCGGCGGCGAGCCACGGGCGGACCCAATTGCGGTCGTCGCGCCCGGCCGCATAGCCGATCTCTTGACCGGCGCTGGTGTTGGGGGCCCATGCCTCGCGCTGGTAGAAGCCGCAGTATTCGACCGTCGACACCCATCCCCGGAGGTGGTCATAGCCGAAGATGTCGCCGATCCGCGGGCTGTCGGCCTTGACCCATACGATCAGGCTGACAAACGTCCATCCCGCCGCCAAGATCGCCGGGTGAAGTTCAGCCCAGCCGACTTCGGTGTTCCAGACGTAGAGCGACGCCGACGGCGCGCAGACCCGCCCCACGTCGGCGAGGTGGTCGCGGTACAGGTCGAGCAGCGACCCGCCGCGGGGCACGCGGTCCCAGGCCGCCTTGCCCATGCCATAGGGGCCGTCGAGGATGGCGCAGGACGCGCAGCCGTCGGGCAGGGTGGCGGCGATGGTGCGGGCGTCGGCTTCGTAGACGGTGGAGCCGGTGAGGGGGGATGTCCAGCGGGGTTTGGTCACGGGGTCGGCTCCGTCAGCAGGGCTTCAATCTCGCGCTCAAGCGCGTCCATCGCATCGCTCGCGGCGCTGGGGTTGTGGTGGCCCCGGCGCTCCTGCTCGCGGGCGCGCTGGTAGGCGGCCCGGACGAGCCAGAGGGCTAAGCCGATGGCGCGGCGGTGGGCGGCGGTGGCGGATTCGTCGGGGGTCACGTTGACTCCGTGGGCTCAAGGTCGGGCCAGACGTCATCCGAGGCGCAGCGGTCAAGCCACGCGACACCGGCCGCCCATTCGTCGTCGTAGCGGGGCGAACCCCCATGCGGCGGCGCGGGCGGTTGGGCGGCGCGCTCGGCGAGGCGGTCGGGGGTCAAAACGCGCTGACCACCAACGTGGAAAGCGGGATCGTCATGCCCTCCAAGGGCGCCGGATTGATGCGGGGCTCGGCGCCGCCTTCGGACGGGTGGGCCGGGAAGCCCGCGCACCACTTCTCAGCCTCGATCCAGTCGCCGAAGGTCTGGCGCTCCACAACGCACTCAGCGCGCGGAGGGCGCAGCGGCCCAACGCCGAAGTAGCGGCTGCTCGCGTAGGACTCCCCAACGTCGTCGCGGACGATCTTCCACCCAAGGCGCTGCCCTTCGTGGGCCATGACAAACGCCGTGCACTTGATGTCGCTCATGTTCACTCCGTCGCGCCCTCGGCGCTGCTCAAGTCGTTGATGTCAGAAGGGGATTCCCGAGTCATCGCCCCAGTCATCCGCCGGGGCCGGGGCCTCGGGCTGGCGCTGGCCGGTGCCGCGGCTGCGGTCGGGCGCAGCGTCGCGGGACTGCCCGCCGGCGCCGCTCGACTGGCCCTCGCCTTCGCCCTTGCCGCCCAACATGCGGATCTCATTGGCGACGACTTCGGTGGACCAACGCTTGTTGCCGTCCTTGTCGGTGTACTCGCGGGTCTGGAGCCGGCCTTCGACATAGAGCATCTTGCCTTTCTTGCCCCACTTCTCCATGATCTCGGCGGTCTTGCCGAAGGCGACGACGCTGTGCCATTCGGTGTGGTCGGTCCAGGTGCCGTCCTGGGCCTTGCGGCGGTCGGTCGTGGCGAGGCGAAGGTTGGCGATCGTGGTGCCGCCGCCGTTGCGGATCTCGGCGTCTTTGCCGAGGTTGCCGACGAGGATGACTTTGTTGACGGTCATGGGGTGGTCTCCGGGGTGACGAGCGGCCACTTGGCGAGGGCGTCGGTGAGGATGCGGGTGTTGGCGCCCGCGCTGCTGAAGATGTAGGTGAACCGCCCGTCAACGATCTGAACGGCGACGGTGCGGGCGCCTTTGTGGCGCGGGTCGGGGTCGCGGCGGACTTGGCCGACCTCGACGGGGATGACGGGCAGGCGGCGGGTCACAGGGTCTCCTTGGTCTTCTTGTAGGTGAGGGCGCAGTTGGCTTGCAGGTCGCAGAGGCGATCGAGCAGCGGGATGATCTGCGCGGCGACCTCCTGGGTGTACCGCTTGCCCGTCCAGCCGAAGCGGGTCGGGGCGCGGAACGCAGCGATCCAGCCGAAGCCGGTCGCGCCGAAGCCGACGAGCAGCTCGCGGGCGCCCTCGGGGTGGGCGTCGCGCAGGTGCAGGATGAAGGGGCAGAGGGCGGCGCGTACTTGGTCGCCGGTCGCTGCTTCGACGTGGGCGTCTTCGGCGGCGTCGAGGGTGTCGAGGTCGGGATCGGGCTTGGTGTGCTCGGTGGTCATGGTCTTAGCACCTCTGGTTGGGGTCAAGCCGCGCGAGGATCGCCGTGATCTCGGCGGCAACGTCGGGCGGGTAGAGCGGACCGGCGTGGTCACACAGCATCGGGCGGCGGAACATGGCGATCCAGTAGTCCGGGTGGGCGCCGATCTTGAGCATTTCGTCGCTGCCCGGATTGGCGACCGCCAGCGCGGGCAGGTATGGGCGCAGGGCGCCTTCGACTTTGGCGATGCGCTCTGGGCTTGCGGCCGGCGGATCGAGCTGCATGATCTCTTGGATCGGGCCGGCTGGCGCTTGGCTCATTAGTCACATGGGGGCTCCGGGTCGGGGTGGTCTTGCTGACCTGGGGAGTGTAGCGCGGGGCGGGATGGTGCGCAATAGGCGCGAGCGAGATTAGGCGTAGAAGACGAAAGAGCTTGACGCCGGATCAGGGCTGCGCTACAACCAAAGCGCCCCCGGCCGTCCCTCCGCGCTCACGTCACGAGCGCACCCCGCCGCGATCCCTGGCCAGGGACGCGGCGGGGCTGGGAGGCGACCACGGAGGCCCAACGAGGGACCGATGATGGATCGACCGGGAGAGCCCCGGCCGACTGTGATGCTACGCCCCTATCAGGCGGCGGCGATCCAGGCGGCGCGGGAGATGGTTCGCGAGAAGCGCGCCAAGGGCGAGGCAGGGCGGGCGCTGATTGTCCTGCCCACGGGATGCGGCAAGACGCAGACGGCGATCTCACTACTGTCGGCGGCGCTGGATCGGGCGCCCGAAGCGCGGGTCTTGTGGATCGCGCACCGGAAGGAGCTGCTGACCCAGCCGATCGCGGCGATGGCCCGCGTAGAGGCGACGCGGGATCTGGCGCGGCGCTGCGGCATGGTGCAAGGCGACCGAGATCAGGCCGACCGGCAGATCGTCATGGCCTCGGTGGCGACGCTGGCGGTCAAGAAGTGTGCGCGGCTCCATCGGGTCTTGGGTCACGGGGCGCCGCAGATCATCGTGATCGACGAAGCGCACCACAGCACGTCGGGCCAATACCGGGCCGTGATCGCCGAGATTGAAGCTGCGAGCCCTGGGGCGGTCTGGATCGGGCTGACAGCGACGCCGGAGCGCACCGATGGGGTCGGGCTTGCGTCGCTTTGGGGCCCGGATGCTGCGCTGGTCTACGGGATCAGCGATGCGATCCGAGACGGCTACCTCTGCCCTCCGCGGTTCGTGGACTGTCAGTTGCAGCTTGACGAGGCGTTGAAGGCCGAGCTTGACCGATTGGAGGCGTCCGGCGACGATGACGCCGTGGGCGACCTGCTGATCAATGCCGGGGTGGTGCCGGCGACTGTGGAGGCGATGAATGCGCACCTCGGACGGTCGGCGCAGACCGGCGAAAAGGTGCCGTCGCTGGTCTTCTGCGCCAATATCAAGCAGGCGAAGGCGACGACGGCGGCGCTGAGTGCAGCGGGCTGGCGGGCCGACCTGTTGACCGGAGAGACGAAGGACTCCACGCGGGCAATGCTGATCGAGGACTTCCACGCCGGATACCTCGACGTGATCGTGAACGTCGCTGTCTTGACCGAGGGGACCGACATTCCGCGGGTGGGCGGCATCGTGGCGGCGCGGCCGTTCAGCAGCAAGCCGCTGTGGCTCCAATCGGTTGGGCGCGGGCTGCGGCTGTACGACGGCAAAGACGAGTGCATCGTGGTGGACATCGGCGGCGCACACAAAGAGCACCACGGGGTCTTGGGCGTCGCGTTCATCGGCGATGACCCTGATGAGGGCGGCAAGGCGCTGAAGTTGCCCGGCATCACTTACATGCTCATGCCGGGGCAGGTCATCGTGATCGGCGGGCAGACGTTCCAGGGCGTGCCCGAGGACAGCGAGGGAGGGCCGGTCTTCGTGCGGGCGCTCCCGGTGGTGCGGGCGAAGGCGCGCGGGACCATGCCGGCCGGCGCGGATCGCGGGCTGCGCGTGGTGCCGATCGCTGTCGGGCGTCAAGAGGAACCACCCCAGGACGGGGCGAAGCCGCTGATCAAGTGGGCGCCGATCGTCGATCACGAGCAGGCCCTTGGCGCCCCGGTGGGGGATGATGCGCCGCTCCCGGTGTCGGGGCGCGAGTTGGTCCGCAAGGCGGCGCCGGGGTCGAAGTCGGACCTGACCCGGAACCGGAAGGCTCTGGATGTGGCCTGGGTGGTCGCCAAGATCGGCGATCGAGACGTGCGGGTCGTTGGCCTGTCGTCGATCTCGCGGGAGACGCCGCGCTTCGGGGCGCTTTGGGTCGTTGAGCATGGCATGGCCGACGGTGAACCGGGCTACCTGCTCGGGGCTCGGTTCGTCGGGCGCAACTCGCCGAAGCTCTGGCGCGATCCGGGCGACATGCTGCGGCCGATCACGGGGTCTCCGGTGCCGTGGGCGACGGTGTCCGCACTGGCCTCGGACTACGTCAGGCAGGCGGCGCGGGATGCGGCGGCCGATGAACCCTGGCGCGCAGAGGTGCCCGAGCCGAAGCAGATTGATCAGGCGATGCGCGCTGGCGTGCCGTACACGATGGCCCGCGACGCGCAGACGGCCGGGTGGCTTCACGATCTGGTCACCCGGTCGATCGCCGAGCGCGATCCGGTTGGGCCCCAGGTGATCGCGGACTGGATCGCGCAGGTCGGCGCATGAGCAGCCAGAACGACGGGGCGCACCTTCGACTGACCCTGTACGCCGGGGCGCTGTCCTCGGCGTGGGCATGGACCGGGTCGATCAGTTGGGGCCAGATGGCCGGGCTGCTGATGTCGCAGCATGATGCGGCCGGGCCTGTCCCTGCGCCGCGGGCGGACGGCAAGAAGCCCGAAGACCGCGCCAAGCTCGCCTGCCCATGCTGGTCTGCGGTCGGCTGGGCTGAGGGTGTCAAGCGCCGCAAGGCCGACGACGTGGCGCATGTCTACGCGCTGGCCCTTGACTATGACGACGGGATCGGGCCGATCGAGGCGATGGACAGGTGGGCTGGATACGAGAGGCTGGTCTATACTTCGTGGTCGCACTCGGTCGCCAAGCCCAAGTGCCGGATCGTGATGCCGCTCGCTGAGCCCATTCCGGGCGCGATCTGGTCTGGTGTCTACCGCGAGATCATCAAGGCCGAGGGCGGACAGATCGACCGGCAAGTCATTGACCCGTCGCGGATCTGGTTTGGCTTCGCGGTTGGGCACGGCGGGCCGCACTATGCGCGGCGTCGGGCTGGGGCCCTGCTGAGCTTGGTCGATCTCGCGCTGGCCGTCGATGAGCGCCAGCAAGCCGAAGCGGCACGGGCTGAGATCGAGAGGGCCGAGCGGCAGGCGGCAGCGGGTCGGGCACGGGCGCAGGCCGAGGCGCTTCGCGATCGGGGCGACGATGCGGCCGGGCGCTTGCGGCGACGGCTGTACGCCCTCGACGAAGACCTGCGGCAGCGGGTCGGCGAGGCGGCCGGTGGGCGCGTCGTTGACGTCGGTGGGGCCCGTATGGTCCGCAAGGCGCGCTGCCCCGCCTGTGGGGCGCAGTCGGTATGGTGGGGGGTGGCCAAGGGTCGCGCCCGCTGTGACCACGTCCAGAGCTGCGGCTATGGCGACAGCGACGGGGTGAGGCTGATTGAGTATGCCGACGCCGTCGGGTTTTACGAGTGAGACGGGCTGAGACAAGGGAACCGGAACCGGAGGGCGTGATGAGCTTTGAGCGATGGGAAGACGAAGATGGGGCCGAGGCCGAACAGGGGCCCGACATTCGGACGTGGCGGGACGGGTCGCCGGCTTCGGCAGCGCGCGCTGCGGCGGCATGGGCTGAGGTGGCCCAGCTTGCGGCGCAGGTGAACACGGACGCGCTCGATCGGCCGGCGCGGATCGGGGCGCTGGCCCGGATTGTGCTGTGGCTTGAGGCGGACATGGTCTGGCGCTCGGAGTGTTGGCATGATGGGCCGGGCTTCGCGGCGCTGTGTGACTTCGCCGAGCTGGCCGGGGTGCATGGCTTCGGTCGGCACGTTGCAGCGGTGCGGGCCCGGATCGCTGAGGGCACGGAGGCGGCCGAGCGGGCCCGGCGGCAGGCACGGGCGGCCGAGGCCAACGGCGGCGGGGATGCTCAAGGGCGGCGGCCGGTGCCCGCCTGGGCTGTGCCCCCGCAGCTTCGGGCGGCGCTGACCGCGCGCTCGGCGGGGCGCTTGGTGCCGCCCCATCGGCACGGGCTGGCCGACGGGGATGAGTGGTGGGGCGTCGGTCAGGATGGCGCGCTGCGGCACTTTCGCGAGGTGACGAAGACCGATCGGGACGGGTGTGAGGACAACCAGATCAAGATCCGGGTCGTGGCGCCGCACCCGATCTGGATCGTGGCCCGCGGGCTTGACGTGGAGCATGGGCACGAGGTCTTGACCCTGGCATGGCGCGCGGAGAGCGGGCCCGGCTTGGCGGATGGGGCCGGGGTTTGGCGGACGAAGACGGTCGGGCGCGAGGTCGCGGCGGACCCGAGGAAGCTGGTCGAGCTGGCGCAGGACGGGGCCCCGGTGACTGCCGGTGACGTGGCCCGCGGACTGGTTGATTGGCTGGCCGACCTGCTGACCGATCGGACCTATCGGGGCGTGGTTGGGCAGACCGATGCAGTCGCGCCGCGGTTGGGCTGGATCGGTGCGGATCCTGGCGCGCCCGACGGCTGGATCGGGCCTGACGGCGCAGACGGGGCGCCGGGCTGGATCGCGGTCGGGCGCGAGGCCCCGGTGCGGCTCATGGCCCCGGATGGTCTGGAGACGCTGTGCGCGGCGCTTCGGCCGGCGGGCCGCGATGGGGCGCTGGCCGAGGTCTTGGCGACGGCGACCCCGACGCTTTGGTGCGCGGTCGGAGCGGCGCTGTCGTCGGCGCTGTTGCGGCCCCTGGGGTTGCAGGGCTGGATCCTCGACGTGGCCGGCGCGACGTCGGGCGGCAAGACGTCGGCGCTGACGGTCGCGGCGGCGGTGTGGGGCAGCCCCGAGGCCCTGATCCGCACTTGGCGGGATACCGACGCCTTCCTGTTTGCGACGGCGGCGTTCTTGGGGAACGTCCCGATCTTCCTGGATGACACGAAGACCGAGGCGGACCCGAAGCGGATCGCGCGGGTGGTCTACAGCCTGACGAGCGGCACCGAGCGCGGCCGGGGCTCGGCGGATGGTGGTGTGCGGGCGCTGCGGACGTGGCGCTCGGTTGGCATCCTGACCGGAGAGCAGCCCTTGACGTCGTTCTCAAGCGACGCAGGCACGCGGGCGCGGGTGTTGCCCTTGTGGGGGCAGGTCTTCCGGGGCGCGGACGAAGCGGAGCGGGCGACCCTGGCGGCGCGGCGCTCCTGGGGGCACCTCGGCGCGGGCTTCGTCGCGGCCCTGGCGCGGCCGGGCGAGATCGAGCGGGCGCGCGGGATCCATGATGAGATGGCTGAGTGGTTGAGGGAGCAGATCGGGCCCCAGGGTGACGGCGTGGCGATGCGCCTGCGGCTACCGGCGGCAGCCGTGCTGTGCGCGCTCAGGATGGCCGTGGAGGCCGGTCTGGTGTCGATGACGGCTGCGGCATGGGGCGAGGTTCAGGCGGCGCTCCTGGGGTCGCTCAAGGCCGGAGCGGCGGACGCGGATCAACCCTTGGCGGCGCTGCTCGCGGTGGAGAGCGAGCGGATCGCGCACCCGGATCGGTGGGCTCTGGCGGCGGTCGCGGCGGCGGTGACTGACACCCCTTCGGCGGGCTGGGCCGGGGTCTATGACCCGGACAAGGGCGAGGTCTACTGGTTGCCCGGTGCGCTGGATCAAGCCCTGACGCGGGCGGGCTTCCGGCCGGCGGAGATCCTGGCCCGTTGGCAGGACCGGAACTGGCGGGCCCTGGATGCTGGCGGGGCGAACCCCCGGCGGACCTTGGCGGGCAGTCGCGGGCGGTTCGTCGGGATCCGGCTGACCGTGGCCCTGCCTGACGCCACGATGCCGAGCCCGATCAAGGGTGAGCGGTGGCCCGAGGGTGACGTGGCGGACTTGAACTGAGCCCTGAGCGGCGAGAATGAGCCCCGGCAGCCCGATGATGGGTTGTCGGGGCTTTGACGTGGGCAGCGGCTGATCGTTGAAGTGGGGACAGCGGGGACAGCGTGGACAGAGTGGTGTGTCCAGTGAAAAGGAAGGTGAGACATAGGCTTTGGGTCAATGGACAGAAAGGACAGTGTTTCAGATAGGGTACTCAGCAAAGTGGCTCAGATCGCAAAGCCTCAAGGCTGGGAGGGAAAAGATATTTCTAAGGGCCTTCCATACGAGTCCCCTCTTTTTTTGCTGTCCCCGCTGTCCTTTGGGCGAAAGCGCAGGATGGCAAAGGGCTTTCACGGGACGCGAGCCCTGTCCACCGCTGGCCACGCTGTCCCCGAACGCCTGAGCCCTTGGGTTCGCGCTGTGGCGCCGCCCTATTGCGCGCCGTCGCGGGCCGTGGTAGACTGAGGGCGAACCACGGAGCCCCCATGACAGTGATCGTCTCCCAAGACCAGAACACCCGCCGCCGCGCCGTTGCCCTCATGGGGCACCTTCGCGAAGGCGACCCCGATGCAACCGGCGCTGATCTCGCGTTGACGGTCCTGGGGGCGTACCTCAACCGCAGGGGCCTCGACTTGCCGGCCCGGACGGCGACGCGCTACCGTGGGGCTCGGCCAACAACCACGGATGCGGCAACGCTCTACAGCCGGCCGCGCCTGCCCGTGCCGGGCGGGGCGCAGGTTGACGCGGCGCTGCGCTTGGCGGCGGGCTGGGGCGATGAAGGCACGGTGACTGCGACTTGGGGCGAGGCGGTGGCCGAGTGCTACTTCTCGATCACGGCTCCGGTGACCGCCGAGGACTTGGGGCCGCAGACCGGCGCCTGGGTCGCTCAGGGGCCTCGTGGGCCGTTTGAGGCGGCAGCGTAGGGGCAGCGTTAGTAGGACCGGCGGCGTCGATTGTGGGGCCGCTGGTGACGTCAGGCGATGGGGTTGAACGGGGGCGGAAGTGGCGGACGCAGAATGGGTTGAGATCAGCGCGATCAAGCCGTGGGACCGGAACCCCCGCAAGAACGCGGCAGCCATCGACGAAGTCGCGGGCTCGATCAAGCGGTTCGGCTTCTCGTCGCCGATCATCGTCCGCCGGGCCGATGGCGTGATCATCGCAGGCCACACCCGCTATGCGGCCTCGCAGCGCCTGGGGTTGGACAAGGTCTTGGTGCGCTACATGGACCTCGACCCCGCGCAGGCGCGCGCCCTCGCGCTGGCTGACAACAAGCTCGGCGAGTTGGCCGACTGGGATGCGCCGCTGTTGGCTGAGGTGCTGCGGGAGTTGAACGACGAAGACGTCAGCCTTGAAGGGTTGGGCTTCGACGCTCAAGAGCTCGACGCCATCCTGCCAGACCTTGACGCGCTTGACGACGCCTTCGCTGACGCCCTCGGAGCCCTACCAGAAGGGGACCAGTCATCGGTTCGCAAGATGACGTTCATCCTTCATAGTGAGCAGTTGGAGACGGTGAAGCGTGCGCTAGAGCACGCTAAGTCGATCGGAGACTTTATTGACACCGGCAACGACAACAAGAATGGAAATGCACTTGCGCGCGTGTGCGAACTTCTGCTCACACACGAGGGGGCGTAATGGGGGACGCTAAGTCGATCGTCATCAAGCCAATCAGCGGGCACGAGGCAAGCGCACTCATTCGTCGCGTTCACTACAGTGGAAAAACGGTAAACAACAGCACCTTGCACCTCGGTGTCTTCTACGCAGGCGCACTGGAGGGCGCGATGCAGTTCGGGTCGCCGCTTGATCGGCGCAAAGTGCTGCCGCTCGTTCGCGGCACCGAATGGAACGCCATGCTTGAACTCAACCGCATGGCCTTCAGTGAGACGCTTCCACGGAACAGCGAGAGCCGCGCGATGGGGGTAGCCTTCCGACTGCTTCGAAAGCATCGCCCGGACATCAAGTGGATCCTGTCATTCTCCGACGGTACACAGTGCGGGGACGGCACGATCTACCGGGCAGCCGGTTTCGTCCTCACCGGGATCAACCAGAGCCACAACCTCGCCCGGCTGCCATCGGGCGAAGTAGTCCACAAGATGACGCTTGAAAGCAGCGTCACCCATCCACGGCCAGAACTCAACGGTCGGAGCTATGCGTCCGTGACCGGCGGCAAGTACGACTTCAAAGCATACTGCGCCGCCGCTCGGGCTACGGTTGTGCCCGGCTATCAACTGCGCTACATCAAGTTCCTTGACCCCGAATGGGCCGACCGGCTAACCGTGCCTGTCATCCCGTTCGACAAGATCCCCGACGACGCCCGGATGTACCTGGGCCAGAAGGGGCTACGCGCCGGCTTGCAGAAGGCCACCGGGGACCACCCGGAGGAAGGCGGGGCAGATCCGACCCCGGCGCTCCATTCCAAAGACAGCGAGGGCTCCCTATGACGGTCGCCCATGACACCACCCTGACGAAGCGCCGCCTTCTGCTCTGTGAAGCCATCGCCAACGGCATGACCCGCAAACAGGCCGCGGTCTTCTCGGGCCTCTCGGAGCGCGGCGTCGATCGCGCCTTGGTCGATCCGCGCGTCAAGGCCGAGGTGGACCGGCGCAGCGCCGAGATCAGCAAGGAAGTCCGGGGCAAGCTCCGGGGCGTCCGCAACATCGCTGTCAAGGCGCTCGCCGAGGTCGCCGGAGACAAGGAGGCCCAGCCGGGCGCCCGCGTCGCTGCGGCCAACTCCATCCTCGACCGGATCGGCGTGGGCAAGACGCAGATCCTCGAAGTGGTCAGCGACGGCCAGACCCAAGACCCCGAGGTGCGGATCGCGCGCCTTGCCGCGCGCCTGGGCTCCGCGCTGTCCACGATCCCGGACGCGACCGACGACGATGAGGCCGACGCCGAGGACGAAGACGCCGAGGACGAGTAATGTCGGACCTTGCCGCCCTGCTCGACGACTTGCACGCCAAGATCGCGACGTACACCAGCCGAGGGCTACGGGTGCCCTCGCGACTGCTCGCGCTGTTGGAGGACGCCGAAGCCGAAGCCGAGGTCTACGTCGCCGAACGTGAGACCCGACCGCTCGCCTACGCCCGGCTGTGGGCCCCCGAGTGCCGCACCTGCCCGCACCCCGACCCCCGCGCCCCAGCGCCCCCCAAGGGCCGCCGCGGCCTGCCGATGGTCGCGATCCCCGGCTCCGGCATGGGGCACCGCTGCCCCGGCTGCGGCGTTGTCGAGCAGCGGACGTCGCAGGTCAGCATCGTTCAAGAGATCATGCTGGGCGACTTTGAGCAGGCGTTCGGCCTCGGCGGCAACCGGACTGGCAAGACTGAAGCCGGCGCCCAGATGGCCGTCGCGTGGGCGCAGGGCTCCGACCACCCCGATACGGTTGCTTGGGCGCGGCTGAACAACGTCAACCTCGACCGGATGCCCAAAGGCCCCGGCGTGGTCTGGGCGGTGTCGCAGACGTTCAGCATGTCGCGGCAACTACAGCGCCCGAAGCTCGATGCCTACCTGCCCGACGGGTCGAAGCGCCGGAACTGGGACGGCGAGTCCGAAGCCGAGGTCCGCTTGCCGGGCGGCGGCAAGATCGTCCTCAAGGCCGCCAGCATGGCCGGCAGCGAGGGAAACGCCAAGAACCCCTTTGAGGGCGCCGCGATCCGGTTCGCTTGGGTGGACGAAGAGATCCAGAGCCCAACCGGCTACCAAAGCATCATGGCCCGAACGACCGACCAAGACGGGATGGTCTTCGTGTCGATGACCCCGCTGTCGGGCTGGACTCCGTTCCTACAGGCGCAACTTCGGCACCTCGACAAAGGCGAGCCCTGTCCGCCGCGGCTCTACGTCGGGTTCTTGCACGCGATCGACAACCCCCACGTCAGCCCCATCGTGATCGAGGGCAAGTGGGCGAACCAACCCGAGGCAGTCAGGCGCGCCCGCCTGCGCGGCGAGATCGTGGCCTTGGAGGGCGCGGTCCACCCTACGTTCAGCGCCGCCGCCCCCTACGTCCTGCCCGCCTTCGACCCGCCGGCCCATTGGACCCGGTACGGCTCGATCGACTTCGGCACCAGGGCCCCGTTCGCGATGCTTTGGGCCGCCCATGACGAGGCCAACGACGTGGTCCACATCTACCGCGAACGGTACGAAGCGGGCCTAACCATCCGGGACCACGCCGAAGCGATCAGCCGGATCAACGCCTGCCCGGCCTGCTACACCAGCCAACCCATCGGCTCCGACGCTTGGCACGCTTGGATCGTGCGCCGCGCGACCCACGGCACCGGCTGTCAGACCTGCGGCGGGTCGGGCTACAGCACGGACATGCCCTCGATCATCATCGCCGACCCAGAAGACTTGGGCGCGCGCAACACCCTTGCAGGTGAGTACGACATCGCTTGCAGCCCGGCCAAGAAGGACGTCAAGAAGACGTTCAACGCGCTGTTCTCGCGGTTCGCCTTGCATCCAACCCTATCGACGCCGGCCCTGGTCATCCACGACTGCTGTACCAACCTGATCCGGGAGATCAGGCGCCTGACGTGGATGGAGGGCCGGAAGCTCGAACTCAAGACGAAGGGCGACGACCACGCCCACGACGCACTCCGCTACCTCTGCGGATACCTGCCCCTCCCGCGCGAGGCCGGCGAGCCCGAAGACGCCGAGTAGGGCCCCACGTTGCGGCGTTCCCCTGTTCGTGGTAGCCTTGGGCCCATGAGCCCCCCCAACGTCTCCACCGCCCTCACCGTCGCCACTCCGTCTGCGCTGGGCCGCGCCTGGGCCGCTGTGGGCCGGGCTCTTGGCCTGACCGCTACCGTGGAGACCACCCCCGAAGTGGTCGCCGGTGGCGACTATGCGGCGTCGGCCGCGGTGCCCTCGCGCTACTCGCCCGAGGTGTCGCTGTCCGCGATCGCGCACCCGGTCGTCTATGCCTGCATCGAGGCGATCACGTCGGACCTTGCCGGCCTGCCGATCCGCGTGATGAAGGGCGAGGAAGTCGTCGAAGGGCATTGGCTCCACACCATGCTGGCGAACACCGGCCTCGGCGCGCGGACGTGGCGCAAGTTGATGATCCGCGATCAAGTCTTGGTCGGGCGGTCCACGTCGGTCCTGCTGATCTCGTCTCTCCGCAAAGGGCAACCCATCGGCGTTCGGTGGCAGCACCCCAACCGCGTGAAGCCCGTCCCTGGCGCCGACGGCCC